TGACCTGATGACTGTTTGTGTGGTGGGCCTAATTTATTAAAATTGCTTCAATCCACCTATATGCGTCATGTGTCTGCTTGCCACACCGCGCCTGTTTTTCTCGGAGTCTTATCTGTATCACAGTCCCTTAAGGAGATTTTGGCTTTAAAAAAAAGTTTTTGGGCCCTACCGCCAGCGGTATGAAGCCAACTGCCGCCGATAACATCACGCTGTCTCAGCAAATATAACCACTCCCAAGAGCACCGGAGAAGGTAAGTCATTCTAGGTGTCTGGGCACGTCAAGGTCAGAGCACCGTCCCCGGTGTTGTTGCTTACGGCGAATTCAACCTATTGGTGGCACCACGTGAGGTGATTTTCGCGCCATGGCAACGGCTTTTTTTCAAAGTGCACCGCTCGCGGTTACTTTGAGACCGGGAGCGGTTCTGTGTTTTTTAGTAGAGAGATTATTGTTGTCAGCAATCATCCGAGAGCCAAAACAGTGGCATTCTGGGGCTGGCTATATAAGAAACCTGGGAGATACTGTAACGTAGACGGTACAGACTCTTTCTAGGAGAAGACTATGGTTGCTGGACCTGCAACTACCAAGTGCCTTCCTAAGGACAAAGGTCTAGGGGCTATAACACTGACTTTAAAACCTCTACCTGGAGGAGACGGGGTAGATATTGCACAGAAGGCGCCACCAGCAGCCCAGCCTGGTTTAAAGAATTTCTGTCAGCTTCATCATAAGTGGAGACCTGCATCCAACCTTGCCATACAGCGGATACCATTTGCTGACCTTACTGTCAAGAACTACTACGTGAGGTCCTGCTGCCCATTGTGTGGACAATCTTTGAACTATTGCGTGCACACCAACAAAACAGGAATATTTTCATTTGAACAACTTCTCAGCAGCTGCTTTTCTTTGGTTTGCCCAGGGTGTGCAGAATCATAAATGTCTTCACCAGGTACTGTAAATCATGGGGGGAATCCTTTTATACTTACTGAGGCTGAATGCACAGATAATGATGAGGACAGTGATGAGGAAAGTGAGAAAGAAAATATTTGTGATGAAGTGGATTTTATTAATGATGAAGCAGTTATTCAAGGAAACTCCCTGGAGGTTTTCCAAACTATAGAGAAAAAAGCAGGTGAACAACAATTAAGAAACCTGAAGCGAAAGCTATTGCTATCTCCTAGCGACAATATTCAGTCGCGAGGCGAGACCAGCGAGAGCAGAGCTAAACGGGGCCTCTTTAGAAACATAGAAAATGAAGCTGTTTCTCCTGCTTCGGCGAAGCACCAGGTGATAACACCAGGTGGGGGGGATGCTTGCCAAATAACTCAGCTTATGCGCGCTTCTAATCTACAAGCTAGCATGCTTGGGCAGTTTAAGAATTTAATAGGGGTGGGGTTTAAGGAACTTTGTAGGCAATTCAGGCATGATAAGACCACAACCACTTCCTGGGTTGCTGCTGTATTTGGGGCTAGAGAACCGTTGTATGAAAGCAGCTGTGAGCTTTTAAAAGAGCAGTGTGAGTATTTGCTTGCCAGACGGCATACTTCTGACTTCTATTCTATCTGTTTATATCTATTTACTTTTAAAGTGGCTAAATGTAGGCAGACAGTTAAAGCCTTATTAAAAAGTATGCTTAATGTGGATTCTGCTTATATGTTATGCGAACCACCTAAAATTCAGAGCTCTGTTTGTGCTTTATACTGGTTTAAACAAAGCCTAGGCCATGGTTGCTTTATTCATGGCACCATGCCGGCTTGGCTTGCAAACCAAACTGTAATATCTCATAAAACATCTGCAGATCCGTCTAAATTCAACTTTGGGGAAATGGTGCAATGGGCCTATGACCTGAATTTTGTAGAAGAAGCTACTATTGCCTATCATTATGCTTTAGAAGCAGAACATGATGGAAATGCAGCAGCCTGGCTAGCCTGCAGTAATCAGGCTAAATATGTTAGAGATTGCTGTACAATGGTCAGATTCTACAAACATGCAGAAATGGCAAAACTCAGTATCTCAGAGTATATTAACAGGATTTGCAACCAGTGCACTATGCAGGGCACATGGATGGATATAATGAGGTTTCTAAAATTTCAAAATATAGAGCCGATCACATTTGTTAAGTCTCTAAAAAGCTGGTTGCGAGGAGTTCCAAAAAAAAACTGTATTTTAATTGTTGGTCCGCCTGACACAGGCAAATCCACATTTTGTAACAGCTTGATAAAATTTCTCAGAGGAAAGGTGCTAACTTTTGCAATGCACAAAAGCCAGTTTTGGATGCAACCCTTGTATGATTGCAAAGCTGCTCTGCTAGATGATGCCACTGATGCTTGCTTAGGCTACTTTGATAAATACATGAGAAATATGCTTGATGGTTATCCTGTGTGCATTGATAGAAAACATAGAGCTCCTACTGAAATAAAGGCCCCACCATTACTACTGACTAGTAATGTGGATATAAATGCTGTAGATAGGTATTTTTATTTAAGAAGTCGACTTACAGTGTTCTACTTTAATGAAAAAATGCCTCTAGATGAACAAGGTGCACCAATGTTTCAATTTACTGATGGTACTTGGAAATGTTTTTTTAAAAGGTTGTGGGCTCGCTTAGAGCTCAGCGAACCAGAAGACGAGGAGGGGGAAGATGGCAGCAGCAGAACGCTTAAGTGCTTTACTAGCTGCCCAGATGCAACACATTGAAAATGACAGTCAGTCACTGACTGACCATATACACTTCTGGAGAGCAGTAAGGCAAGAGCAGGTGTTACTGCATGCTGCTCGCAAGCACAATCTTAGAGCAGTAGGTATGTGGCCTGTTCCTACTGCTGCCACATCTGCAGTTAAAGCTAAGCAAGCCATCACAATGGAGCTGCTATTGACTTCTTTACTAAAAACAGATTGGGGAAGGGACCCATGGACACTATCTGAAGCTAGCTGGGAGAGGCTGCAGGCCCCGCCCAAGTACTTCCTTAAAAAGGAGCCAAAAGTCATTGAAGTCATCTATGATAATGATAGCAGCAACAGAGTCTGGTACACAGTTTATGGGACATGCTTGTCCCAAACTGCGGACGGATGGTTCGCCACTAAATGTGAAGCGGATAACACAGGTTGCTACGTGAAGAATATGAATGGAGAAAAGGACTATTATGTCAGGTTTGAGGAGGATGCGGTGAAGTTCAGCACAACTGGGACATGGGAGGTTCTAAATCCCACTGTTTCCTCGTCTAGCTCGCCAGACCGCGTAGACGGGCAGCCTCCATCTTTGGAAGCAGAGAACCTCGGAACCAACACTCCTCAAACTGGATCTCCTCAACGAGGACGACCTGCAGGAGGAGGGAGTGCCAGAAAACGATCTGCTCCTTACACCACCGCCGCCCTCCCTGACTCTCCAAGCGGCAGTTCTACCGGAGACTCTGACTGCGGAGGAAGCAGGTGTGCCAAGCGATTACGAGGCTGCTCTTCCACTAGGGGGTCGGGGGATCTGGTATGCCTACCTGCCTTGCCCCCGTGTGCGGGCAACGTATCGCAGAGCTTGGCACAATTGGCGGAAGCATCGCTGTGCTCATTGCAAACGCCGGACTCAACCCAACGTGGTGTGGGTGAGGGGTCATTACCAACACTAGAGCAACAAACTGAAAATCCTGTTTACTGTTTAATATTTTGTGGCAATGTTAATGATGTAAAGTGCTTAAGGTGGCGGTTCAAAAAGCATCATAAAGGCAAATATACAGACTGTACAACTACTTATCAACATGTTGGGGACTCGGGCAATGAACGAAAAGGGCCTGCAATGATTATGGTGACTTTCAGCTGCAGAAACCAAAGGGACAATTTTGCGAACTCTGCCAAATACCCTCCAGGAGTTACCTGTAAAAAATACACAATGCTTGCTGAATAGGGAGCTGCAAACTTCATTGTTACTTTGACAAAGACACACAAAGGTGACAATGGTTACAATTGGGATTAGAGGCATTATCATGTAAATACGTGCCATGTTGTTTGTTTTCGATGTTTTCCTGTTGTCAGATATAGAGCTGTTGTGCTTTGCAGTGCTTTGGACATTATTTTATGTTTGCCTGGCTGTGTATTTTGATAAAAAGGCTACTCAGACTGCTGCACGCAGAAGACGCCATTGGCGTTCCCATGGATAAGTAAAGTTTTTTATGTTTGTATTTCTTAGTGTTTGTGTGGTTACTTTAATAATGGCTACTGTTAACAGAAGAAAAAGAGCATCAGATTGGGATCTGTATAGGGCCTGCAGAGGTGGAGCAGACTGTATTTCTGATGTGGTGAACAAATATGAGCACAAAACACCTGCTGACAAGGTTCTGCAGTATGGAGGCGCTGGTGTCTTTTTAGGTGGGTTAGGTATTGGCACCGGAAGTGGGGCACTGGGTGTCAGACCTGGTGTAACTGGACCTGCAGAAGAAATACCACTTGTGACATTAGGAGAAAGGACAACTATTACAGACACAGGGAGTGGCAGAACACCTTCACTAGGCTCTACCTCATTTGGTGGCACCAGCAGGTTTGGTTCTGGGTTTGGAGGGCGTATTGACCTCATATCAGCTGGGAGGGGTCGGGTCACGACCTCGGATGTGTCTGTAAATACTGTTGACAGTGTTACACCCTCGGTCATTTTGCCTGAAACAGTTCCTGCTGACCCAGGAATTGAGCTACAAGTTTTTACTGATGTTGAGGATTCTGTCCAGGTCACAGTAAGTAGTAGTGTTGATGAGGGGGAAGTGGCAGTTTTAGAGGTGCCTGCAACAGAAAGTTTTGGACGGCCTTCCCAGGTGACCACTCGAGGAGGAGGAGGTAAGGTGCATCACAGCAGACATGTTGTTCCTGCTGAAACAGGGACAATACTGGGTGAAACTAGTGAAACACAGAACATATTTATTGAGGGGTCAGGTGTTGGGGATTCTTATTCAGAAAGCATAGAGCTTTGGACATATTCACGTCCCCGGTATAGCACACCTGACTCTGAACCACCTGTGAACCGCAGAGGAATAAACAATCCTTTTAGCAAAAGGTACTACAAACAGGTTACTGTTGAGGACCCACAGTTTCTGACAGAACCACAAAAGTTAGTAAGCAATGTGTTTGAAAATCCTGCATTTGTGGATGATGTGGATGACTCTATTCCTTTCCTGGATACAGACACTAGGCCTTATAATACAGAGAGTGATTTTCTGGACATAGGCAGACTAGGGAGGGTTCAATACACTGTTTCACCTGGTGAGGGCCTTGGGGTTAGTCGCATTGGAACTAGATTCACAATAAAAACACGCAGTGGAGTGACTATTGGTGAACAAGTACATTATAGGTATCCTTTGTCACCTATAACTGGGGCCTCAGAAGACATAGAACTTCAGAATCTGGTAACAGGTATGTCTGAAGGTGTTCTTGACAGTTTGAATGACACTGTGGTGGAAACTTTAAATAATGCTATGTTGGAAAGTGTAGATTTGGATGACATAAGTGATTTTTTGAGTGTGTCTTCATCTGTGCTTGAAAATGAGTTGATGGACAATGTAGAGGACATCACATTTGGTCAACTAGCATTTAGAGATGAGGGAGAAACTGAAGTGTTTACTTATCCTGACTATAGCAACACACAAAAGGCAGGTGTGACTGTTATTAGTGAAGACAATGTAACAGGCACTAAATCTGGAGATGTAGTAAATGAAACCACAATCAACACACATGGCAATGATTCCTTAATAGATGTATTAGTAATTGATGATTATAACTTCTATTTAAGCTATTATTTGCATCCAGCTAACTTTCCAAAGAAGAAAAGACGAAAACTTTGGTATATGTGATTTGTTTCAGATGGCGTTGTGGCAGCAAGGCCCAAAGTTATACTTACCACCAGCACCTGTCACGCCTGTACTTTGCACTGATGACTTTGTGAAAAGGAAAAATGTGTTTTATACAGCAGAAAGTGAAAGGTTACTACTGGTGGGTCATCCAGATTTTGCTATATATGAAGATCAAAAACTAAAGGTGCCAAAATGCTCACCAAACTCTTACAGAGTTTTTAGACTGAGACTGCCAGACCCTAACCAATTTGCATTACCTGACTCAACTGTATATAACCCTGGGGAAGAAAAGTTAGTTTGGGGATTAAGGGGAGTACAGGTAGGTAGAGGCCAACCAATAGGAATAGGAGTTGCAGGCCATCCCTACTTTAACTCTTTTATGGATGCTGAAAGCCTGACCAGAAAAACTACAGCACAAACAACAGATGACAGAAAAATAGCAGGTATTGATCCTAAACAAACTCAAATGATTATAGTTGGTGCTAAACCTGCTATAGGAGAATATTGGGATGTGGCAGAATCTTGTGAAGCACAGCCAAGGAAGCAGGGAGAATGCTACCCTATAGAACTAAAAAATAAAACTATTGAAGATGGAGATATGATAGATACTGGCTTTGGAAATGCTAACTGGAAAGCTTTGAACAAAAATCAATCAGATTTACCTCTAGACATTGCAGATTCAATATGCTTATATCCAGATTTTCTGAAAATGGCTGAGCAACCAAATGGAGATGAACTATTTTTTTATGGAAGAAGAGAGCAACTGTACTGTCGACATATATTTGCTAGAGGTGGTAATGAGGGTGAAAAAGCTCCTGATGGACTAATATTAAAGCCCAATGGGGGTGATGATAAGCTTAGATTAGCTAGTTTTAATATGACTCCAAGTGGATCTTTATATAGTACAGATTCTCAATTATTTAACAGGCCTTATTGGATTTTAAAGTCACAAGGCATGAATAATGGTATTCTCTGGTATAATGAAGCATACATAACTATAGCAGACAACACTAGAGGCACCTCATTTAGTATATCTGTTCCTGTCAATGATCAGGTGCCTGAACAATATGCAGCTGACCAGTTTAATCATTATCAAAGACATGTAGAAGAATTTAAAATTGAATGTGTATTTGAACTTTGTGCTGTGCCTCTTACAACTGATGTTTTAGGATATCTCAATGTCATGCATCCTGATCTTTTGGAGAAATGGGAAATTACTATTAATAATGGCAGTGTTCACAACTTGCAAGATCAATACAGATATATAAGCTCTAGTGCAACCCGTTGTCCTATTCCAGAGAAACCTAAAGATTCTGGTACAGCCCCTAAATTCTGGGATGTAGACTTTACAGGAAAATTGTCTTTAGACCTAAACCAATTCCCTCTCGGAAGGCGTTTTCTGCTAACTATACGGTCTCCATCCCATAATAAAAGTTTACGTGATAAGTCACAAGCACGAAGGTCCGTTAAGAGGCGGACAGACAATATAGGCACTGGTCAAACAAAGAGAAGGAGGGCATAG